TGATAGAACCGTTTGAATCAGTCAGCCCGTACAGAAAAACGAACGTACTCGTGATCGTTCCCGTCGGGCTGCTTCCAGGTGAGGAAGACATCGTATACTCATACTCGGACGTGGAGTTTACAGTCACCTCATGGACACCGTTGTTTGCAACGAGACTTGCGCCTTCTATGACGACATAATCTCCGGTACTCAGTCCATGACCAGAATGGGTAACTGTCGCAGTTGTTCCACTGTTAGTGATCGACACAGATGCTTGATAGGGTAAGCCACCGGTCGCTGAGGCAGACGCTGGCAAGAAAACTCTCGCGTTCTCGATCTTTGTACCGTCTGCTTTTTGAACGATAGCCTTAACAGTAACCGAAGCGCCAACGAACGTTACCGTACCACCACCAGTAGCAACATACGTTGCAGGATTAGAACCATTGTTCTTCGAGACGTCAATACTACTGCCACCGTTGTTGAGATGAACGTCATAGGTATTCGAGGAAAAAATCAGAGCATCAAACGTCTGATTTGAGGCTTGAGTGATTTCAACAGCGCGATCATTAGCGATAAAGGTGCAATTTGCGACACTTGTTCCACCTGGCCATAACAAAGCGCCATCTGTGCCAGAATAGTTCGCTATTGTGTTGTTCTCGAACGTGGAAGTGCTTGGCGTGATTCTACTGCAACCGTTAAAAGAGCAGTAGGTTACACTTTGTCCAGATTTGAAGTTGATTAGACCCGCTTGTGCAATCTGCTTGTTCGCCATCGAAAAGGAGGTTAGATTCGTCTCGTCCATATCAAATCGATAGTTTTGAGAACCAGCAGCGGAGATAACACCTCCGTCAATCGCAATATGGCAACCAGAACCCTGACCAGTGATACCGTACAAAGAAGTACTTACAGGAACATCTTTAAAGACAAGCACTTCGCCTTCATCAATCAAGTATGTAGTCGTTGCCCCATTGCCGATATAAATATCTCCAGCAAGAAAGTAAACACCATCAACTTCGGATACGATACCGTATGCAGAAACCGAGTCTAAGGCAGCGATGTCTCCCCAAGTCAGTTCATCTCCAGATGTTCCTCCAGTTATAGTATAGCCACTACCGTATGTCCACTGATCTAACCAAGTGTTCACAATGTTCTTAGGTCTGGAAGCATTGTTGAACCTCATACCGATTCTCGTGATCGATGACTTGGTCACGGAACCACTTGTGGGAGAATTTCCTGTGTAGACAACAAACTGTTTCCAACCACCAAAGTAAGTATCACTTCCACCTACTGTCCAGTAAGCAGTATTCGATCCGTCATAAAGAAAGATTTGAATACCGTTATTAGATTGTATGTCCACATAAGGTGTTAGGGTGGTATTGACCCAGAGCCGCAAATGCACGTCGCTTGAAAAGTCCCACGAACCTGACACGTAAACATCATTGGCACCAGTAGAGGTTATAGCACAACAAACGGAGGTGCTGCCCGCGATCTTAATATCCGATTCGAGCGCAAACGAATCACCACCCCAGTTAGATATTGACTCCGCGCTGTCTATGATTGTAGGTGTAGACGAAAACGTGGGAGTTGCCATGAGTCACTTCCTAATTATACGTCTGCGGTTCTAATCGCTGTCACGCTACTGTCAGACGAGCCTAACGTTGCGGCTGTCTCGAACGTCTTGATTCCCTCCGCATCTCCAGCAGTACCTCCGTCTCGAACACGAACAAACAGAAAACGTCCGCTGCCACTGGGATAGTAAACGGCAGTATATTGGTTGGTAGCAGAAGTGCCGTTGTAGAGAGCGTCAATGTAGGAAATGTAGACATCGTTGCCCGCAGAAGCATCAGGAACACCCGTACAACCCGTGAACGTCATTGTACCAGCTCCCACACTATATCCAGTGTAGGTAACACGCTGATAGACTCCGTTATCATCCTGAATACGAATTGTGCCCGAACTTGGTGTATCGACAGCACTTTGCGTTCCAGTACCAGGAGTTTCCGTACCGGCTTCTACCGTAACAGAAGCAGCACCAGACGAGTAACCACCAGTCGGAACGGTAAACTGTCCCACATTGAGAACACTGTTGCCCTGACCAGTATCAGGACCAACGAGAATACGATCTTCTCCGCTGACAACACCGCCAACGGTAAATGCAACGTTGTTCGGCGCACTCCACGGTGCATTACTGAGATCGAATACCGTATCATTAGGTCCGAGATCAAGTGCTTCAACACCGAAGCCGTAAGCACCAATCAAAGCAGAACCGGTGGAAGTACCGCAGAACGGTGTCGACACCGGACGCTCGGTAGCTCCCGAAACGGTAAAAGTCGCTCCACCGTTACCTGTAACAGTACCCGAAGTAGGAGCTTGACCGGTAAGAATCTGCATCCAGATCTTCGTAGCCGAAGACGTACTATCCACAGCAAGCAGTTGACCAGAACCACCAGACCATGTAAGTTCTTCAGGCTCAACGAACGTGCCACTCGCTTGAGTACCGTTCAACTGATGTGTAATACCGCGGAATATCTTCGCGTCAATACCGTACAAAGAGCCAACGTTAGCTGCCGCTCCACGAGTCAGATACTTCAAGTACTGATAGAGTTGGTTGATACTGTTCGTCGCTCGGTTCCACTCCGAGTAGTAATACTCATCTGTGCTGTCTCCGTTGACGTCGATAGCCGCATACCCTACGGTCTCGTTTGTAATGCCCGTATAAGAAGAAGCATCGGCATTATCGTTGAGGTCGTCGGCATAGGTAAGAGCCATAACGTTGTTGCCGCGAGCAGTACCGTTGATCTTGAACTCGGAGAATGTCTTGCCGTAGTTACCACTGGGCCGCGTTGTGTAATCAACACGCGTCATACCTATCATACGACGACCGTCGATATCCCCACCAGATCCAACGTAGTCATGAACCATAATCATGAAGCGGTGAGAGATACCGTTATCCGTATCACGATTCAAACCCTTTTCAGTCTCACCGTCGGGAACGGTATTCCAAAAATCGTTCGTTACCTGTGCGCCGTCCTGCATGACTTGTAAATCCATGCCTTCGTTCGCGATAACGACGATACCATCCCAAATTTCTTGATCGACCCCAGATTCTCCTTGAACGATAGACCCATCATAAAGGTGCTCCGAAGCGGTCTGGTCAATATTGTAACCGTTAATCAGCTTGATAATATTGTCAGTTGAACGCTCAGAGGGGGTTTCACTCGTGATGTCTACAAGGTCGTTAGCAGTTGCCGGCTCAGCATCATCGGCAATATCCTGCAACCACCTGTGGAGCTCAATTACCGTGTAGTAGCCTGCGCCGGCAGCACCATGAGCCGCACCAACATAGCGAATGTCCCCGCTAAGATTGACACTAAAATCGTCAGCGATTGCCATTGTTTAGTCCTCCGTAAAAAGTAATAGTCAAACACTCTGCCGAAATCGTAACATCAAACCGAAAATGAAGTCAATAAACTACTCGACCGTTACTCTCAGATTAATGACTTTCGGAGCAGGTCTGCGGTCAATCGTAACCGTGACTTCGTTCGAATCGCCACTCGAAATACCGTCCTCACCAAAGGCGACTACGACAAAGTAATACGTTTCTTTTTGACCAGCTTCGGGAATAATTGACTGGCTCGACGTCAGAGTGGTCGACGTACCGTCCCAGATAATATGATCGATCTCGGTATACGGACCACCAGAAACATCTGAACGGTAGAGTCTCCAAGAAGTCACTCGGTCAGGCTCGTTTTGTGTCCAAGAAAAGTCAATCGTTTTCGTCTGTTTATTGTAGACGGCTGTCAAATCAGCAACGTTAGGCAACGAAGTCAAATCAAGAGAAGCGACGACCTCATTTGAATTTTCGCTTGCCCCGTATTCATTCTTGGCTCTGGCAACAAAACCGTAACTTGTAGACTGTCCATCAGGGAAATTAACGACAACATCTGCTTGAACTGGAATCGAATTGCCCGAACTGTCAACAGACTGAGGAACGGTTTTTACTGGCGAATTGTAATCATACGCACCATCAGGCAGAGTGCGTTGAAAAATCTGCACGTCACCGCCATTGACCAGATTCGCTTGTTCCCCAGTGAAAGCGTCCCATTCAAAAGTGACTGTCTTATCCAAAGCGTAGGCGTATATGCTCAAAAAGATCAGACCAATGAAAATCACAGCAGCCGCAAAAAAGACTTTTTTCATTTTATTCCCCTTTCATTTCTGTTTTTATACTTCGGGTAAAGGCTTGCTGACATTTTCGTTGAACCGATCTCGTTCTGATTGCAGAAGTTCCTCAGCTTGCTCATCCGTCAAACCCGCTTGACGCACGGAAGAGAAGTAAACTTGCAAACCCAGTTTTGCCAGTTCGACAAAGCCAGCGATAGCAACAGACACAGCACTTGTGGACATACTTCACCTCCTTTCTAATTGGACATCGTTTGCAACTTATTAAGAAGATTGTAAATTTGTTGTTCCTTATCTACCGAAGGAGCTCCGTCATTGATACTCTGATCGTAGGCGGGAATCATTACTTGCAACGATTCGAGTATGGGTTTCTTCGCTCTGAGTACTTGCTTCTGTTCCTCGGTAAGATTAGGACTGCTCGCCATAGCTAAGTAGTCCTCGTGCTGTGCATTGTAAACCTGATACATGTAGGTCAACTTCTGCGTTGGAGTCATTTCAGGAACTTGAACGCTCGCAGTACACGCACTCAGAAGAAAAACTGTCAGGATGAGGATTATCGCTCTCTTAAACATTCACTTACCTCCTTTACCGTTTTTGATTTGCGAGACTTGAAGTTCCGCATTTTCCCTATCAATCTGAGCTTTAGAACTCCTAAAAGCCCAGATGATAATGGGCGCGATAACAGACCCAAGAAGAAAGCCTAAAATCGTGTCAACGATCCTGATGTTTTCTTCTGGGATTGTGGTAAACGTTACCCCATACAAATAACCACCGACAAGCAGAATGATAATCGTGGCAAAAAACATCTCGAAATAGTTTTTCTTCTTCACGATTGGCTTTTCATCCAAGCACTCTTGTTCCACGGTGACCTCTGTCATAGCAACTCCTACGGTTTGATTAGTTTTATCCCATATTTCAATTTATCATGGTTTCTACAATCGAAATGTAACCACGTAACACCGACCTCAATGGTCGTTATATGTTTAAACGAGTAGCTATCATTTTTCTTTATATCTGTCCGCACCTCCTCTGCTGTAACGTTTTTGAATTTGCAATCCAAAGCCCTTCCGAACTTGTGCATACTGAATGTCGCACCGACAGAACAATCTTTCGGTCGGTATCCTCGATAATTAAACGCGTGTTCATCGTCTCTCCAGAGCCAATCGTTAGCGACCATCGTACCGTAACGAGACCTCAAAGCGTCTGCTGTCCAGAGTATTCGATTATCGATTAACGACCACATGCACTCACCTAAAACTGAGATGTATTGTTCGTAAAAGTATTTTGGAAAAAACTCCTGTAGCTTGAAGTATTTTGGGATATACATTTCAACTTATCTTCTTTCATCCGTAAAGGGATACTTTCCAACATGTTTCAGAACCTGCTCCATTAAAATCTTCTGCTCTTGAGTGATCGCGTCGACCCGCTTAATAAGTTGAGACGTTTCGCCTTCGTGTTTAGCCAGATCCGCTTTTATCTCATATTTTACTATCTCCATATTACGTTGCATCTCGCCAACGTTTTCGTATGTGGTTAACTGCATCCCTAATATGAAAATCAATACGGTTATTAGAATCGAAATCAGCACGTAGAAAGGTTTCGTTTTCAATCTCTGATCCACTTCCTTATACAAATGTTCCACTGTCTCGCATTGTTTATTCATTTTAGCGCATACATATTCTAAGTCCTTTGTAGCTCTGAGGACATCTTCACGAAGCGGGGAGTGTTGGTCACAATGTTCACAATTTCTTATCCCTTGCTCAGCCATTTAATTAACTATCCTCCTTTCATATTGTAGCGATAACAATCACCGTGTTTTCGTTGCCCGTTCCCGGACCAGGCGGAGGACCACCCCCATCTGTGGTCGACGTGGTCGAGATCGTGGTTGTTGTCGTGGTTGTTGCATCTAAAGGCCCATCTTGAAAATAGACGGGCAAAAGATACCAATAATCACCCGTCGAACCCGATATGCCGCTTATGTCTGATGGCCACGCTACGGTTTCGTCCGTACTGACGCCCGATGATATGTCATATCGACCAGTGTCATTACACAACTGATCCATAGCATCGCCTTTTTTATCTGAATATACAATCCTACTATTAGCGTCGTCGCCTTTGTAGCCTATCCAAACAACGTCCCCGTAACTGACCTGATAACTTTCAGTAAGAGCAATAGTGTTCCAAGAGTTGTCAACTGCTGTTATAACTCCTAAATCTTCAACGAGTGTCGCACCATTAGATGGATCGGTTTCGTCGCTATTAACGTACACGGCAAATCGGACATTGTCATACCAAGCGGTGCAATAAAATTTTATTTCCTTAATATATTTCCCATCAAGAGAATCTGGAATTGGATAACCTACAAGCCGAACATAATTAATGCTTGAATATGTTGAGGTTACCATCAAATTAGTCGATAAACAATCAATAAGTTCTCCTGACGTCAACGTGGGAACAGGTACAGTACCACCGGATGTATCAACCGCAAAATACTCACAATAAAAGTGGGCATATTGGGTATATATACCAAGACCTAACGTACCAGAGGTATGATCGGAATCAGTAACATCGAGGCACCATTCTTCTGGCTCGGCATAATAATACAACCAAACTTTTGCTTTTAATGATGTACCGATAACTCGAAATCTAACCCAAAATTGCGAAGAGTTACTAAACAACTGGATATCTGCACTACCGCCAGTTACGAGAGGTGCTGCACCAGCGACATATTTAAAAATTCCTATTGCATCGGTAGAGCCCCCACCGATGGTAAGAAGATAACCATCTTCACTGCCAGTACTGCCGCCAGTACGAACATGTATCCTAAATGGGGTATCATAGTTGTAAATGTTGTCACCAACACTAACAAGGCAAAGGACTTCGGCATCTGTGACTGTACCGGGTCCACTCGACCCATCCCAAACGATAGCCGAGCGTTGAGAAGTCGTTGTCTGAGCAACATAGAGGTTTTTCGAACCTACCTGAGCGGTCTGACTCGACGTATTAACACTCGTCGTGAATCCAGAAGTGTTCCAAATCTCCGTCCAATCATCAAGTGGACTGGCTTCGGTGAAATCTGTTTCGAAGAAAGTAGGGACTACGGTAGTGGAAGTAGTCGAGATCGTGGTTGTTGTCGTGGTTGTTGCGCCGGGTTCTGCATCGTCAAAGAGTACTTTGACCGCATAAAAAGTGTCCCCAGCCGAAGAAGTAATACCGCTGAAACTTGCAGGCCAAGCAACAGACGGATCGCTACTAACTCCGGCGCTTATATTATGTCGTCCGGTAGCGTTGCACACATCGTTGGGCATCGAAAAGGGCGAAGCGTCGTTATATACATATACAAATCCCCAAGCAGTTCCCGTTCCGTCATTTTTAAAACAAATCCAGAGAATGTCGTCGGTGCTAACCTGACACGATTCAGTTAATTGAATATCAAGATACGCCCCAGATGTTCCGCTGGTAAATTCACCGAAGTCTTCAACCAAAGAAGCGCCATCAGGAGTAGTGTCGTCTGTACCTTTGTAGAGAGCAATCCTTGCGGAAGTTCCCGCTGTATCTGCATATAAACTAACGGTTTTGACATATTTCCCATTTAATCCAGAAGGCACTTTTTGTGGGACAACATAAACGCCCGTGCCGGACCATTCATAAGTTGTACTGAACTTATTTAACGGACTAAGCTGATCTAATCTTGTTCCAGCGGTAAGGTCAGGAACTGGAATCGTCGTGCCCGAAGTGTCAACCGCAAAATATTCATAGTGAACTGGATGACCGGAGGTTTCTACGTTTCTTCCAAGTCCTACAGCACCCGAAGCAATTGAACTTCCTGGATCACTGGAAATCATACTCCATTCAGCAGGTTCAATGCTGTCATAATTCCATATTTTAGCATAAAAATCATATCCGACTACTTTAAAACGAACCCATACAGGTTGACTGGTCGTACTGATACTGTTCCAACCTGTCAAATCTTCTAAAGTTGTTGCGCTGCCCGAAACATATTTAACAAACATGATCCTATCGGAAGAAGAACCAAAAAGACCCAGATAGTATCCAGTTTCACTTGATTGACTCCCAGATGCCCGAAGGTAAATAGTGCAACTGCTCGTGCTCCAGAAAACATCTGCCAGATTGAGTAGTGTCAAAACCTCGCAATCTGTTAGGGAAGCTCCTGGGGGATCGTATGTCGCACAACCTCTTCCATTGAGTGTGACAAGATCGATGGCGAGATTTTTGCTGCCGACTTGTGCCTCGGAGGAAGATGTGCCTACGGAATGACTGAAATTGGTGGTTTCCCAAATATCTGTCCAGTCGTCTTCGGCACCAGCTTCGGTGAAGTCTGTTTCGAATAAGGTTGGATTCGTAGAAGATTCAACAAAAGGTGAACCGTCTTTCCAGTCATCGAAGGAACCGTCGCCATCTGGTTCAACAATGGGCGAACCGTCTTTCCAATTATCGAAACTATTCGAACTCAAAGTGGACGGACTTACATACTCAGCCGCACCAATTGCCCAAGAAACATCTGCGGTATCCGGAGTCGGACGCGATGTCCCTTGAATATCCAATTTTGAGCGGGAATCCCCAGACTGATCGTTTTTCAACCAATCGTCAAAATCGGTGATAGCACCTGAAAAATCATCGTATGGATTACGACCGTAATTATCCCCAGAGCCGCCAGCGCCATACAAATTCGTCGCTGATGTCGGAAGATAATCGGAATCAAGATTTGAAGTTGTCAGATCGAGATTAAATTTGTAATTGGTCGATACTTGTCCATATAAGTCTGAGGTTTCATCACTCGACGCGTTCCAACCGGGGTTGTCAGCGGCCCATTTACCCGATGCGTCATTGAAATCTGATGTGGTGTTATTAGCCGCATAGCATGAAAAAGCATAACCATAACTATTAGCACCGGTAGAAACACCCTGGAATCCATAAGTATTTCCAATAGATGTGCAGTTCAATATCGCGTTAATGCAACCAGAACCACTGCAATAAAAAGAGTAATTGTAAAAACCATTGCCATCATTGTCGTAAGCGATACAGTTATAAATAAAACTTACTGGTAATCCAGAACTGCTGCCTACTCTGCATGAAAACCCGGCAGCGCCACCAGCACCGACATTCACACTATCATGTGCAATACAATTTACGACTTTTGCTCCGTTGACATTTGTCCCCGATATCTCAAAGCAATAATATGTTGATCCATTGTCCAGAGATGGCAAAGACGCTTCTATTTCCGACACCATACAATACGATTCTTTAAGCTCAAAAGTAAAACCGGTAGTTGTCGAACGGTAAAAATAAGCTCCGGTGCCAGCCCGTCCAGAAAATGGCACGGTGCAGTTTGGAGAAGACCTGATCCATCGATAAGCGGTCGTGCTTGTATTAGTCGCGGCATAAATACTGCCGGGATCGTTATGGCTTTGACTGTCATAGCAATCGAGAATAACAGGCCCTGTATACCCCGATAAATCGTTGTCGGTGTCTGTCCCCCAAGTAGAAAGAGAAGAATAGTCTTTTCCGCCACCGGAATCATAGGTACATAGATATGGTTCAGTATCGTAACAAGCCATTAGACAATCTCTTTCGGCTGAATTGTGCGGAGTTTATCTACTGCTTTAACTTTTCGGGCATTCAATTTGTCAAAGCAGTTCGTATGGGTCGTTCCAACATTGGGTACATACTCAATATTCGGGTCTAACATACGGTCAATATCAACCCCCATTGAACTCAGATCATCAAGGGTTATCTGGAAACGTCTCTGTTTGCTGTGCATTTGTGGAAACAAACATTGGTCTCTCAACTGTTGAAGATACTCGTTGTAATTTCCTTTTCCTTCGGTATCCGTCATGAATTCCGATTCACTTTTGGGATTGTACTCTAAATATGTATCAATATCCCATTCTGGTTCAGTAAGACCTTCCCACTGCTCATCCGTAGGACCGTCTATACCGACAACCAAAAAACGCCTTCGCTCGTTTTCTCCCCAGATGTTCTCTCCCCTATAATGCCATAGGCTTGAACCTCGAACCTTATTGAAGTGCGTTATGATTTCGTCTGGGATCAAAGCGGGGTCATTCAAACCGTGACTCCTTATTCTATCCCGCCAAAGGCGTTCGAACCGCGCTTCAACTCGCCAGTCTTTCCCTCGTGATCGTGCAACGTATTTGGCTTTGATTTCGGATTTTTTATTGGTTAGATATGAACGGTTTCTCAAAAGTTGTGCGATCTCACGATACTGGTTTTCATCGCAATTCCAACATTTTTCGGGTTTACTGTCGATCACGTCACCCGGCTTCGCTCGTCTCGCATTTCCTATACATCGATGCAATTTCATTCCATAGGGGAGTTCGCCGGGGTCTTCGACAAACGAATACAGATTCGTATTGGTATTCGCGTCCTGTACATAGAACTCGGGTTTCTCATGACCGAATAGCGCGACTGTCCATTTCATATCAGATCCTAACTCGCTGAGAAGTCGTCAACGTAAAGGTTTCCCGCCGTGCCCGTAACTCCTAAATGCAGCTCCAAATACTCGTCCACGACGAGATCGGCAGTATCGACAACAACCGAATATTGGGCGTAGCTCGACGTAACCGTTTGATACTCGTAACTTGATACAGCCCTTCCTTCTCTTACAGCAAATAGATACACATTTCCGTTTAAACTGCCATCTTCCTTGAGGTAAACGGATAATGTGATGTCGCTTGCGGTTGATGCTATTTTGTGTACCCCAACTTTGAAAAATACAGGATCATCTGCATCAATAGGCGTTAATTGAACACAGGTGCCGCTTCGAGCATCTGCGGTGTTAGACCTGCGAACTATACTATCATAGCCGTTTATATGGTAGCTGACCCCGGAGTTTATTACGACAAGTTCACTACCGGAAGTCGTTAAGCTGCCTACTATATTTTGATAGTTCTCACCACCGATAGTGCCCATAGTTATATTTCTGCAAATGGTTCCATAGGTGCCGGTACTTAATCGAACGCCATCATTCGTAGCAGTCCCTATAGTTAACGTATCGATAGACACATTGACACAATTACTTACAAATACTCCTCCATAGGTTGTCTCAACTTCAAAATTGTAAATAAAGCCCCAAAGCACACTACTCAGTGATAATCCAAAATCCGTAGAGGTTACTTTGTTCACGTAAAGGTTTTTAGCCAGTAGTCCATGACTTGTACCGAAATTAATCGCGTTGGCACCAACAGCATGCCAAACAGTCAATGAATCGATTTGCAAACTTGATCCGGTGATGTCAAATCCGTAACCACAATGGGAAGCAATACAATTTTCGAGGATAAGATCATCACAGCCCACAAAATAAAAAGCCCTATCAGAAGCACCGGAATCAGAAAGTGCGTATAGATCGTGAAAATAACTATAATCCGATGAGGAACGAAATGAATAGGTCTCACCATAGACAACAAAATAAGCTACTTCTACATAATCCATCTGGATATTTATAGAATATGTTTCACCGCTTGAGGTCAAGAAAGTATAACCGTCACGAGTCTCATTACTAAAATTCCAGCCGCCGGTTACTTTTAACAGGCTGGATTTTGATGTTCCATTATATGAACTTCCATCAGAGTCGGTGGTATCATAGGTGATCGGCGTGACCCAGTAACCAGTAATGGTAGCGGCTGTTTCCCCAGTATATATTTCCTCAAGGGTTATGACCGATGAAGTCAACGAAAGAATACGCCACCAGCCCTCAGTACCTCCGGTTGCGCTTTTGCTGATAAAATCCCCTGTCGTGAGAACGCTTGTCTGATCGGCCGACGTGTTCACAGATGCCGAACCGTTTGTAAAAGAAACAGTCCCGGATAGCGCGGTCACGTCCACTTTCTTGACGCGCACCTCATCACCTCCCGCAAGCCCGACCACTGCGGCATCAATCGTTTGATATGGAAGTGAGGTCGTGCCGTCAGCCGTTCCGTCGTTACCACCAACAATATCTACATAATTGATTGTCATCGTAACTCCTAAGCGGTCGTTGTCGTTGTGCTTGTAGTCGCCATCGTTGCTACGTTCCTATTTGCTACCAGACACCAACCAAGATCGGCCAAAGTAGAATCAGGAGTACCTGGAGCAACAATAGTCAATATGTTGCCGACGCCGAAAGCGGTCTCTGTACCGACGCTGAAAACGCCGATTGCACTTCCAGCACCGAATGTGACTGTGCCAAATTGAGTTCCGCTTCTCTGCAAACTGAATACCGTTGAGCCAGTAGCCGCAGTTCCTGCGATGAATCGACTTTGCGACATTCCTGCAGGAAACGAAATACTATGCACTATAGGGAAACGCATGATAACGAGACTCGCGGTAGGACTACCGTTGAACGAACCACCAATGTCATACGTCGGATCAAAGAATTCGAGTGCCGTTTCGCCGCTGTTTACTCGGGCTATCTTCCCAGCCATGCCACTAAAACTCCCTATAGCCGCGTCGAGCGTTGCTAAAGGAGCGTTCATATCAGAGGCTTTGAACTGAGTCGTACCGTCGATGTATGCGGTATGATGATAGGTTGTCATTACTTGCTCCCTAAATCAGAAAGTTTCTGAATCATTTCCATAATTTGATCTTTCCCCTCGAAGTCCTTATTCCCGATCAAAGAGTTCAACATGGTCGAATTGAGCTTCAATAAATCGCTCGCGTCGTTTTTCGTCTTGTGAGCGAGACTGAGAGTATTAACCAGAGTTTCCAGGAGCTTCGTAGCGTAGTCCAATTGCTCTTGTATATGTCTCAGCATGTCTTTCGTCTCATTCGCGTCATTTTCGCGATCTGGGACGATCACGAAACCAGTTGATTGCTCACTCATATTCTCCCTCCTCCGCTGCTTATCAACGGCAGCACATAAACATTCGCAAAACTCGTGGCTTCAAAAGTCAGCACGGGCGAAAATTCGGTTTGCGATTGATCGCGTCGGTATGTGAACGACACGGAAGTATTGTAATACGACTCGGCGTAACTGCTGCTCCAGTCGGTATAGCTACCCTTGACCTCACCGTAGCCCCCGTTCAACGTTAACTTGACTCGCTCTTTGAGTTGAATCGTTCCACCGTATTGATCGATTGCGGAAATCGTTATCGTGCAGTAGGGATTAATGCTGTCAAAAGAGTAGTTTGCATTCCACTCTAATGCGTCGTAACCGAGAATGATGCTGTCAACCCAACTTCCCGATATTTCAGTTGTAATCTCTTGCGGGGCGGGAGCTTGATAATTCTTACCAATCATATCACTGGTTATGACCGTGTCCCCATACATGATGAAAATCCAATCAACCAATACGTGATTCGAAGGAACAGATGGTTTTGCAGGTTCTGTCGTTGACAGATTTACCGCAGTACCGGATATGACATCGAGGTCGCCGTCAGTACCAATGACGATAAGGTCATATCTACCGTACTGAGGTGTAGCAGGGGCAGCAGGGATATCTAAAGCGAAATACTGTCCGCCCATAGTAACATCATTCGAACCCATAAGCAACTCAGATGGGTCGTTCATCGTGTAAAAAAAGTTTGCCGTTCCTGAGAACACGTAAATCGTGTTGTTGTATCTGAAAGTGCCTGAATTTACTCCCACAGCTAAAGATGCTGGATCGGTAGCATACACTTCCATTCCTGTGAGAACCGCATCGATCAAAGAAGTTGGCGGTATAGCAGTCCCACCTGTTACTGGAGAAGGTATAGCACGACCAGTACCAACAACCTCAACGTAGCCCTTGTTTCCCCTTCGATGTCTGATCGTGACAGCACTACCGACTTTCACGTAACTGGGGATTTGCGTCAAAACCTGATGATAATGCGCCTTGATAAGTGTATCGGAACCTTGAATCTTGACGTTCACAATATCGTGCTGGACATCAATAGACCAAACGATTGCGTCCCTTTCCTCAACTCGTTTCCTAACACGACGATCTATCGTAGACGCGCTGATCTTTTTGTTATACATTCTTGGCATTACGCAATTCTCCAACCCTCAATCGTATCCAACATTTCTCTGCGAATGACCAAAGTTCGTTTCAAGCTCGCGATCATGATTTGCATGGTCTGATTGCTGTAAGGATGCTTGACGGTAATCATGTCCAACAACTCATCCTGAAGATGAGCGAGCTTCGTTAAACGGATTCTTTCCCTCTGGTATCTCAGAACGTTAAGCTCGAACTCAGCAACACGTTGACAAGCTCCTACAGTATAGCAGAGAGCGTCCTCGATCTCCTCAACGACCTCTTGCTGATTGATGATGTTCAGACCATCCTGATCTAAAGCGACATATTGAATGTTTTGTTTTTGTTTTCCTATAGGATGAGCCCATATCTCGACATCGTAAGTCGCTGTCGCCAACAACGCATAGCAAAGCAGGCTTATCATGACGTTTGTGCCGAAGATGAATGGGCCACAAAATAAAAAGCACTCCGACGCAATCGCCCCGAGAGCGACGACACCAATAGCGAGTCCCACAACTACGGGGATCAAGTTCGGACCTTCAAAGGTTATCTCGACCCAAGTCTCGTTCGGGTCTTCGTCGCTGATATACTCTTTTCCACCACCCTTAAATATGAAATAACTGAAATCGCCCAGACTGATGTTGGCGTTTATATACGGATTGCGACAGGTCTTCGTTCGTTCCTCGTTGTAATAAACGCGTTTCGTGAATGTTTCGTTCCACCAACCAACAGTTCCAGCAAGCGTTGTTATCATTTCCGCGTCGTAGAGAACCTCAATAAAGTCATGCGATTCTCCTATGACTCTGATCTTATTGACGAAATTAGAAAAAGAAGTATCGGGTGTGTATTCGGTTATCTGTGTCTGACCACTGTACGCGTGACTGACCGACGCTTCGAAATCGACTTTCTTAGGAGTGAAGACGCCCGCTGTGGTAAAAAAGAACGTGTAACCGAAATGATCGAGGATATCCTTGATGACATCATACAACGTTTCATCTGACCATTGATGCCAAATCTCGTGGGTGTCATCAAAAGTAGGAATGGCATACTCTGCACCCTCCAAAACTGTCCAGTCATCAACTAAATCCTCAACAACATTTTTGGGTTGCGCGTTATCGTAATACTCAGTCAAAACGATCCGAGCATCTCGCCAAAGGGAGTCAATGGTTCTTGCTGTCACTTCGAGAACGACATGCTCGGGTCTCGAATACGACAATTTGGTTTCTTCGACGACATACGTTCCTTGATTAACCCAATACGATGTTCCGTTTACTATCTCTCCCAACTGTACGGTGACTTTTCGACCTTTTCTGAAAAGAAACGATCTCGCGGATAAACTGTTCTGAATGTCGTACCAATAACCGTTAGCGAGAGCAAACCTGACTTCTGATGGCATATCAATCTGATGTGAGATTTCAAGGACATCGGTCAAATCGTTTGAGACATCTACTTCTGACTGATCGTTGTCCCAGTAAACAGTACGCGTCGTACTCGAATAATCGACGTGATCCCAGTAAGCCCAAAGAATATCGTCCTCGTCTGCGACGGTGATGATATCCTTCTCGTAGTTTCCAAGAGTCAGATCGTTAATTTCCCCAAGACCGAGATCAGTTCCAGACTTCGTACCGACAGCATACTTGCCTTTGAAGTAGTCACCGTTGACGTTGAACCGTCGCAGACCAAGAAAACCATCTACCGAATAACAACCTCCAACATAGACGTCGCCCGATGATGCGTTGTAAGCAATTCCGCAAAAGTCTTCGTCGTCGTAATAATAAGGACTATTGGGACTCGTTATTCCCGGTATGTTGTCATCGTTCCACAATTCGAAAGTTTGAGACCCAGTATGGTAACGAACCGCGCCATCGACACTCGACATCCAGATATAGTTATTTGCTATGTCCGAAAAGTCGAAATCGTTGAACCAGTATTGATTTTTCGTCTCATAACCGGGTCGAGCAACCGTCATCGAACCGCTGATCGTGTTATAAACCCATAGACCTCTCCAGTTCTCTTGACCAACAGTATCCGAATATAGAAAACTGGCGTAAATAATGCTGTTGTAAATATAGGCGTGAGCGAAACCGTTATAAGGAACAGCACTACTGGTGTGTCCGGATATGTAGTGTTGAATTACTCCGGTAGAAGCATCCATGACCATCATAACCGGTATACCGCCCGCTTCTCTACCCCTCCAAAAAAGAAATTTGTTATCTTCCTTACAGAATCTTGCTCCTTCGAAATACAAAAGAACATCAAAATAATCAGAGCCGGGATCATACGCTGGGATAAAATCTTCATTTCGCCATCTTACAACCTCGTTCCAAGTATATTCACCCGTTATAGGATCAGCCGATTCTGTGAGATCGATATAACCAAGAACAAAACATTGATCGTAAACATAGTTGTCGAAAAGAGTGACGTAGACCCTGTCGTTCGTCGCATCAGCAAAAGCAAATCGAACAGTCAAATTGCTCGGACCATCGTTTTCTTCGACAACGACATTGACCTGCCAACCGTAAGTAGGATGAACAACACTCGAATTGTAGCCGAAATAATACGTGGTGCATTGATCGGTAACTCCATCATAGGTAGCGATGATGACAGCACCCACCATATTGTAGGGATCGATACCATAAAGTTCCGAACTTACTGATTTACAAAAATATTTTCCATCGCCAAAGTTCCAATAGTTCTCCGAAAAATAATTTTCCGCTAAATTAGAATCCCAACCAGGTGTTGTGGTTTTAGTGTACTGCTTTACGAGTGACATATCATCAGGATCGAACACCCACATACCGCAACAAAATCTGTTACCAGACCAGTTATAACTTCCCGTACAATAAACAAGATCGTTATAAAGCCAGATATCGGATACGTGCATGCCAAGAGCGCAATCGTTCAGAACTCCCGTCGTATCCTCATCGATAGCCATGAAAGTTGATCTCTCGTGAAAGCAATAATAAATACCGGCGGACTTCTCTGACACGGTAGGATGACGTCCCGCAAAACCAGTTCCGGGGTATGACGTGACTGCGGTCGGTGTCGACCACGTCGAACCGTTATCCTGTGAAATCATGTAATAGCATTGAGTCGTCTCGAAACCAGAATCAGCGACTTGTCCAGTTCTGTCAAAACTGAGGATGATGTCGCCGTCTGACGCCAGAAAAGCGTGGATGCTCATATATTTGAGAGTGCTGCCGAGACTCGCGGGGGTTATGTTAGTTGCGCTTGACCAACTCGTGAAGTTCGAGGTCGTTCTTCGAGACATGTAATACAGAGGACCGGCGTCGTAATCTCTCCAAACGTAGTAAACGTGATACAAACCGGTAGCTGGAACATAGATCAGACTCGTTCCATACGGGGTGTCGTAGTTGCTGAAAGTGCCGATTGTCGCACCCGACAAATAGGTCATTGTTGTCGAATTAACGATAGCACTTTTGAAATAATAACCGTAACCAAGTCCGTGAGTGTATACTATTCCAATATTTCCATTCGTCAACTCGACGTGAGAGACATCATTTATCGGCTCATTGTAGGAATTGTTGATAGTGATATTGTACTCGCTCCATGTGAGACGATCTTCGTCCGTAATAAAGTACCGCAGAGTTTTATTAGTATCCGTATAGCACGACATCGTCAGAGCGCCCGTGCTGTGCTCCCGAAGATCGATTTCGAGGTTGTGATCGTCCGCATAGACAGCGAGATTATTTCCATCAAACGGAACAGAAGACGAGAAAGACGTTGAAACGACTTTTGCTATTGGTTTTCTATCAATCCCATCAAGCTGGGTCTGTAGATTCGAGTCGAGTGTCAGAGACATATTTACACCGTTGATCTGATATTTAGGGTCAATTCGACATCTTTCCTGACAGGTATATCTTCGAGCCCGTATTGAACGTACTTGCCCGTCAAGTCCTCAACGACGATATTGTACGTGTTGCCATCTTGAGGATCAAAAACGACTTCACTGGTTGACAGGTACTTTGTTCGAAGATTGTCCCAGAACGTTTCGCTGATGTTGTCCCACTTCAAGACTATCGATAAATCCTGAATGTTCGCGGCGTACTGAAATATCGCTTGACCGCCGTAAGTCGTGACCTTAGCAACGACTTTTTTCGCTTCGACCAAATCCATCTCTTGTGGATTCTCAGGAAACGTGTAGCTGTCGAGAATCATTTTGTCCATAGCTACTCCTTAAGAGTACTTACGCATCGTCTTTAGGATGACGTCCTCGATTTCATTCGGTAGATACCGTTTCAGCATGTCGCCGTTAGCACCCCCGTTGATATTTACAGGAACGCTGATCTGCGTTCCACCACCGTTTATCATCATGCCGAGAGCTTGCATCTGTTTCTTCGTGAAGACTCCCTCGTCCTTCTTGAGTATCGCAGGAAACTCATCAGGCATAAGACCATCATGCAGTTTGACAGCAAACGTCGGGCGTTTGAGTTTTCTCGGTGCACCCTTACTTTCACCGTACATTCCCCCACTATGAAAACCTATCCATGACATCGCTTGCATCATCGCCCGCTTTGCAAAGATTTCAGCGATCCATCTCAACATGTCACGAGCAAAGTCTTGGAACGCTTCTTTCGCGTTCTTCACACCGGTAACAAAGTCGCCGAAAGCGTCAGCAAAATTATTGGCAATCTGCTCAGGAAGCTCAGTACCGAACCGTTCAAAGAACTCAGCACTTGTCTCCATCTCACCGAAGTACTTCTTCCAACCCTCTCGCAGATTGCCCCAAACGTCGCGTGTCTCGCGATCAACGATTTCGAGATAGTCTCTCCACTCCATACCTCCTTCGTTAACCAGAACACGTAACTTATCAAAGTACTGCTGAGCCGAAACTTCACCGCGACGATACTTCTCCTCAGTGAGCTCCGCCTCGTATTTCGCCTCTTCTTTTCGCCATTTTGCGAGTTCTTTTTCGAGTGCTTCCTGTTGCTTTATCCACTCTTTTTGATCGGGTCTTTCCTCTTCCGCAGGTGTTTTTGATCGCGACGGTATTTTGCCTGCACCCGGCATCGTAATACCACCAGCTTTCGCAAGTTTGGACTGAAAAGCCTCAATTTCTTTTTGCTGGAACAATGTGCCGGGTAATTTGCCCTCATCGACAAGTGCCTGCATCTCTTTATAAAAACCAGCCCAAAGATCGGCAAGAAACTCCTTCTTCTGCTTTTGATCGAGGGTCATATCATCGATTGTCTTTTTCAGTCCCTCATACTTTTTCTTGAGATCATAAAATCCCTCATCAAGACCTGCTCCGAACGTCTTGACGCGAAACTCCATGATTTTGTCCATCAACTTCTTATAGGACTTTAGTCTTCTTTCACCATTTTTATCCCAATCTTCAAGTTCCTTATCGAAAAACTTTTGCTTCATTTCGAGGGTGTGCTTTTCCCACTCTTCCTGAGTCTTGTACTTCTGACGCTCGTTTACCTCCATGAAACGCAGACGCTTAGCCCACGCTTCAACGGTACGATCCCATGCCTCGGCAAAAGTGAACTTGTCAAGGTCATTGAGCTTTTCGTAGAAGTCGCGGTAGCCAAGCTGATTCATGGGATCAACTCTTTTTCTTGCTAAATCCTCGTGTCTTTTGGATACGTTATCAGCCATGTTGGAAATTTCTTTGTACTTATCCAAAACCATCTTCATGATAAACTCAATCACTTCCGAACCAGAAATCCACTCCTTCGTGTGATCGCTGATGTCCAAGAGTTCATCATCAACCTTAGCTACGCCCTTTGCGACTTGAAGATTAACACTTCCTTTTTCGAGGGTTTTTATATTTTTGAGAGTGCCACGAATCCGAGCGTACATCTTTTCGACTTCTTCCGAGTTTTCTCTGACCTTGAAAAGATCGTTCGCCCACCCTTCTATCGCTTGCTGAATAGCCTCAGCGTCTTCCGATCCCCCTTTCGTCGCTTTCATAAAATTTAGGAAGTTTTTACCATAAGCGCCTTGAGCTTCCCCTATTTCTTTCCAACGCTTTATGGTCATAGCAAGATTGTCGCTCATGTTGGCAAGACGTTGCGCGGTCGCTTTCCAAATATCGTCCAACTTCGTCTTCTCTATATTCTCAATGATTTCCAGCATTTCCTCAAGACTTTGATTCGACTTATCAATCTTGTCCTTGAGTTCTGGATGAGCTTGTATCAGTCGACCAATAACTGCCGCGTACTCTTTTGAGCCTTCATCTACCGCTTGAAGTTGGAGCTTGTAATTTTGAAGACTCGCGGTATAACCACGATTGATCGCCACAGACTTTTCGAGTTCTTTATTAAGTCTGTTTTGACGCGTCATTAGGGTCACAATCCCAGCTCCGAGAAGTGCGACAGCTCCAATGGCTAATGTTATCGGATTAAGAAAGAAAGCTCCAAGACTACCGCTGATAGTTTTTAAAGCGTAGCCAACTGCTAAAAGCACAGCCTTCAAAGAGTATAGGGTCGTAATAAGAAGACCTGCGTTGAAAATAACTTGACCAATTCCAGTCTTGCCGAAATAAACCATCCGAGTTGTCGCGTCTCTGAGAGCATCGATCATCTTGCCAAAAGCACCAGCACCTCCAGCTTCGCCAGCGACAATCGCAAGTTCCTTTAACTGGTCAGTCAAGTTCTTGACCTTGAAACCGAGTCCTTTAGACTGTTCTTCCATCATTCGCTGAGCCGCGCCGATCTCGTTCATGTTCGCGAGCATACGCTCCCAAGTACCGTCGAGTTTCATATACGAACTGACGAGAATTGCGGCTGCTTGAGCCCCACGAAGACCAAACAACTGATAAGCCTTCGACATGTCGACCGTGTTTCTTTCAAAGTCAAACATGACCGAAGTGAGTTTCGCGATCTGCTTTTCGAACCAGTCTGCTTCACCCGATGCGCGATCAAGTTGAAGACCGTACTCTGCCATCGCCGTTCTGAGCTTCGCATTAGGCGCAAGCAATCTCGACAAGACTTGACGAAGACCGGTACCGATGGTCGACGCCCGCATACCGTTGTTAGCGAGTAGCGCCATCGTTTGCGCTGTCTGTTCGAGTGAGAGACCCGCTTGTGCTGCGCCAGCACCAACATAGTTGAACGCCGTCCTGAGTTTGTCGATGGTCAGTTTCGACTTGTTGACAGCGTTCGCCATGATGTCAGCAACGCGCCTCGTTTCTCCTGCGTCGATGTTGAACGCTCGAAGTGCAGTCGTTACAAGGTCAGTTACGTTTTTAAAATCGCTGAGAGTACCAGCGGCTAAGTCAGCAACCGCTTGAACCGCTTTAAGCGATTCACCTGCGGACAAACCAGCTTGACCGAGAAGCACCATACCTTCTGCGATCTCGGTAGAGGAAAACTTGGTTCTAATCGCAGTTTCGCCGATGACATCACGCATCGCCGCGATCTCCCCCGAAGTTGCTCCTGTGATCGCTTTCAGATTGTATAACGCTTGGTCAAAGTTGATGATGTTTTCAGCGCCTACCCTCAGTCCTTGAGTAAGACCGCGAAACAACGTACCACTTATCCAGTAAGCGGCAACGACCTGAAACGAGCGTATCAATCGATCAAGACCGCGATTGATGTGTCCTATCTGCTTGTTGAATTGATCGCCACCGCGAGCGGCGCCGGAAAGACCTTTTTCAGCTCGACGAGAGGCAGCGTCAATCTCTTTGATAGATTGGGCTGCTTTCTTAGCGGCTCTATCGACTTTGTCCATACCTTGCTGGAAACCGGTAACAATAGTCGCGAGCCGGCGGGTGATTCGCTTGAAGTTGGGATCTTCTCTGGCCCTAAAAAGTACTCCGAGAGTTAAGTCAGACGGATCAGGCATTTACTTTCTCCTAAGACGACCATCTTCTCAAAGCAGCCATTCCGAAGAAGCGATTCTTCATGCGCTCGGTCATCTCCTTGCGCTTTTCCTCAGAAAGATGCTTATACGAATCTGGGTCACCAAACAGTTTTGGTGTTTCTTCTTCTTTGACTTCCTCAGAGGGTTGACCGTCTTCTTTAAATTCAGCCCCCATGATACGCGCTTGAACCTTCCAACTCTCGAGGTCTCTCTTTCGCCAGTGATTGTATAGGGTTGTTACTTGCCCGACAGTTAATCCACCATCTTTGAATCGTCTTCGGTAGATGTCTTCGAGTCTGTATCCGTAGATTTGACAGACGGCTGTGACGGCCTCTTCGAAACTGGTAAACTTTCCGCTTTCTTCATCACGCTCTCGAAGAGGCTCTTGGCTTTTTTTAAAAACCCTGCGTAGTTTTGTTCATAGACGATTTGTGCAATATCGAGAACCTGAGTGTTTGTTATGTCCTTCAAAAGTTCTTCTGGCGTCTCCTTATCTGAGTCGGTTACAAATTCTAAAATCATCGGCAGGTTCTTTTGTAACAGAGCGATGACGACACCTGCCATTTCCTCGTCATCGTCTGCGTTCCTAAAAGATTCGAGTGCTTCGGTAATAACACTTGTCATGGAAAGTTGGTCACCAACGGAAAGCGGATAAATATTAATCTTCCTCAGATTGCGAGTGCCGACTAAAACACTCGCAATCTGGGGATTAAGTTTTTTCATGTCCTCATCCGGCATTTTTATCTCCTCAGACTCCCGATTAAGCGGTCGTCGTTGTCGTGGTAGAGGTTGTCGTCATAGTTCCTTGACCGTCATCCCAGTAGAGTCTCCCAAGGGGTTTGTCATCCCAACCGGGGTGTCCACCAGCCATTTCACTATCTGCACGTTTCGCTTCGATAGAGATAGGAACTGCGGCAATTTCTTCCATTTGAAAGTCAACTTCGGGCGCAGACAAAACTTGCGCTCGCGGGAAGATTATGGTCATCGTGTTCGTGCCATCAGGAAAGGTGTAAACCGCTTCCATTCTGACATACGCGGGTGTCTGCAAACCACCCAAAGATATTGTCCCACTGTGGGCAGCAGAATACTCTGCACCAGAAGGGTCAAGACCTTTAGCCAACGCCATGTTAGCGGGCGTCAACTCTTTGAACGAACATTCAAGCATCGCCGACTCCCGAAGGGGGAAAACGGCATCCTCAAGCATGGGATACCCCGATTCGAGTTTATAAAACTCCTGATTCAGCGTGAGCTTGGTATTCGCGAGGGCACCGATAGAATCGGTGGAATTTAATATCGGTCTAACTTGTCCGATATAAGTAGCAGACGAACCAATTCTGATTTGAGCAAGCCCCAAAGGGACTGTGGTTGCGTCTTTTGTGGTAGGTCCAGTTCTCGGCATTAGTCCTCACCTCCTTTCGTATTAGAATCAATGTTAGCCGGTAGAGATTCGACCAAATCGTCGATTGTTTCCATTGGTTGTGGAAAAAAGTTGAAGATGTTCCAATATGTCGGGTTTGCTTTCCTGCAAGAGCGACGTAAACAACGCATCTTGACGTTGCCGTGAATGTGCATTTCGACAGGGATGAACTTTTTGTTCCTGCCAAAGATGAAATACCACATGCCACTTGGTCTGCGTTCGATCAGCGTCTTTCCGCATTTGCCGCATTTATAGAACGTCTTTTTCGAGCGTGACATTAATTACCTATGCTCTGATATTCGTTTTTAAAAAAGTCTCAAATTTGAGCGCCTGAGGCGCTGTGCTTTTCGAATCTGAGCGTTTTTGATGACGCTCAAAAAAGTTACCGTTAACGATAATCGCGATTTTTGGTAAAAATCGTTAACGTTTTTGTCAGTGTAAGATACTCCTAAACCAAAACTATCGAAGAAAATAAAATGGTTAGACGTTCTAAAATTAAGTGCACCAGTAACGTTTTCTTTACCGGTTCTTCCTAAATCTTGCTGGCGAATCTCAGCACGATGTTGATAACCTTGTAATTCGTCTCGTCTTCGGCTTTATAAACACCGGACTCGATGACGTCCTGCACGACAATGCCCCCGATGACTTGCCAAGGTGTCGGTGACGGATAACTGCGGTAAAATGTAATGCGCTTTATGCCATCACCGGAAGTCGTCGTAAAGTAACCCAAAACTTTATCGGTCAGTTGAGCGAGTTTGTAACCTTCGTTATCTTGTCGCGTACAACATCGGATTTCTATGTTCGCACGACTCAAATCATCCCGATACAGATCACCAAAACGAACATTGATCCAAGTTGTCAGTTGGTAGTTATTGGGAATTTTGGGATTAGCGAGCGCGGGATCGAAACTGACTGGGACTTTCTCAATCGTCCACATATTGTCAACGATGTACTTCTTGATACTGTCCTTAAAATTGGTCTCTCGTGCTGTAGCGTCGAGTGCCATTACCCGCTCCTTCTAACCATTTCCTCAAACAGTTTGTCGAGTTTGGGAAAAAAATCTCCAGTCACATACTCTTTTGCCTGAGCGTACCGTTTATCAGTCAAGTCTCCCTGAAACTCGCATTTGTCCAAAAAATCAAGGAGCATCGTGATCTCTGTAAGCGTTAATTCGAGACGAACATGCCAATCTTTTGGGTATACTTCCAATATGTCCATATTAAGCTCTTTTCAAAAACGACGCGATCTGCTCGTCCTGAGAAACGGGTTTCAAAAATTTGCCCGTTAGAATCATGCTTTTGAGGTCTTTTGCCAGTTTTGTCTCGCGTTTGATTCTGCCGCGAGATAGGAGTTTATGCCCCTTATGAAGATCAAGGAGACGACTTCTCGCAGTCCAATAAAGTTGGACGTATAAGTACCGCTCGCGTATCTGTGAATGTTCAGGCAGTTCAACGAGATAGTTTCTGATTTCCATATTCATTCCACGAGAGAAGTGCCCCCATTTCAAACTGACGCGATCTTCCTTCCCCTTTAACTCCTCATACTTTCTGTCGATAGCCTCGATTAGGTCTTCTGGAGTATGTTCGGGATTGAAACTGACGGGTTCTTCCATTACTGCCAACTCCTTCCAATCAAATCTTTCGACTCTTTGACACGCTTACCAAAGCCGCTACGCTGATATTCGATCTTAGTCGGTCTGAAAATCGGTCTCGGTGGATGATACGCACCGCCGTAATTTCCACCGTACTCGTTTACATACGCGTACATGTTTATAGACTTGGGTCTGCCAGTGCCCGGGGGACCGAACCAAGAACTGCCCGGAACTGAACCAGCATTAGGAGGTAAACCCCCTACCCATCTTTGAACATGACCAGCCCGATACACAGTCAACGAATTGATGATTGAACCTCTCATGACCCAAAATCCGGTAGTCGCGAAGTACTGTGACTTCCAACTCTCATACCTTGGATTGTAAGGAGGGTAACTTCCCATCCCCTTCTGCGTCATGATATTATACCGTAAAAGATTGACGTAGTCGACCGCGCAACGGTAGGGCAATTCAACCTTCTCGCGATTGACCGCACGTTCGATGCGCTTCAACGCCCGAAGATAACGGCTTATATCAGAACGATCAAATACTATTTCGAGGTTAATCAAAGTAGAGCCACCCGCCGAGTATCTTTTCAAACGTGATCGTTTTGTGATTAAACGGCAAAGGTTGGCTTTTAATGTCAGGATTGAGTTTCAAACTGCTGTTGAAAACTCGAGGTTGGTATGACACTTCGCCTTCGCCGTTGACTCTGAAAAGGGAGAACATGTCGATCCCGACAGAATAAACCAGAAACGCGTTCAAGTCTAATACCAGACGGGAATCGAACCATTCGTTATCAAAGACAACCGAGTAATAAATCGACTGTTTGGGCGTGTTGTTGATCTGTTCCCAACTGCGAGCCAAATGAGCAGCCTTTAAAATCGACGCAACGCTTCTGATTGCGCGGTCGCCCTTTGATTCATCAATTTGTGCCTTTCGAGGCACAATGAACAAATCCATCAACATACTACACCGTAGTCGTTGTAGTCGAAGACGAAGTCGTGGTGGTCGACTGAGCAGCCCTCGTGTCCTCACCGATTTCGATAACGTTGACGTTAGCGTAACGTCTCGGTTTTATCGTTTCAACACGATAATAGTCTGAGAGATTGAGCCGAATACGATCAAGAACTTGAACGCCCAGTGATTCAGGAAGGTAAAGTTCGTGTACTTCGAGTCCTAAGTACCCTAATTCCTCATCAGTGGCAAGGTCGTGCCCGTAAAGGGGAGTCGTAATAAGCGCGGGCTGACTCTCTGCTATGTATTGCCACGATGTTAATTTTTGGTAGTTTGCATCCCAACCATCAGATTCTACAGGTCTGAGAATATCAATCACGACGTTGCACTTGTAAAGGACAACATCGTATTTGATGATTGAATCCTCAAACATCTGGGGAGACTTGTTCATGAGCAGAAAAATGTCCCCAGTTTTATCGAACCGTATGTAGTCCCCTCCGATAGCCTGTGTACTGTATCGGAACCACGCTTCGAGAAAGAATTCCCTGATAAACGGTTTTGTTACCTGACTGTTCGTTTTGTAATAGGTCTTTTCTCCCGTAACGTTTCCGCTGTCACGAAGAATCGTATACGAAGTCCCCACTTCGTCCAAGACTTCTTCAATGTCAGGGCCGATGCTCATTAATCACTCTCTTTGGGATCAAACGCTACCTTTTGGTCATCGTCGTAAGTTATATCTCTTCCGTACTCAGAGTACGCAAAGCCCGCGTCAATCTTCGTACCGAACACTTTATAACTATCGACGCCAGCAAACAGATCAGGACGTTCTTCCATAAAACTCTCGAACTGTTTGTCCTCTATCTCTATCAGTTTGCTATAATGATCGAACCTGTGTTGCAGGTTGATTTGCTCGAATTTGAACTTATGGGCGCTCTCGGTCAAAAGATAATAGAACAAGTGCCTCTTCGCACGTTTTTTAACCCAGTATTCAACCAATTGCCCGCTGACAGGAAAAGAAGCGTCAAACTCGTTTATCGCATCATCCGAAGCATTTTCGTAATCGTCGGTAGTCAAATACTGCGATAAACCCTTGACTTCCTCAATCAGTCGAGCCATCAGTTGTTGCTTGGTCATCTCTTATCTCCTGACAAGTTTCGACTTTCTCTTGGGCTTAGTGGGTATCTCTTCGGCTTCGATTTGCCGTTTTTCTTCTTGCAGGGCTTTTTCGAGCGGAGCTCTCCCCGCGTCGAACGTTTCTACGTCAACACTCGTTGAAGTGGTTTCTGTTCCGTCACTTGGAACCTCGATCTCCGCACTCTGCTTTAAGACTTCGACTGTTCCAGTGCCGTTTTTTATTTCCATTAGAATTTCATGTGGGATAGAGGGGTACTCATCGTTCGGAAAATAAGATCCCTCTACCCACACGCGTTTGCCAGATTTCAAAGTCCGTAGTAATTTGACTTGTTCGATTCTCATCGATTATTCCTCCTTTAAATTAGGAACCGGAGGTCGTGGTCGTGGTGGAAGTCGTAGTTGCAGACTCACCAGCGGTCGCGGCTACATCAATGGTGTAGAGCGCATCCACGTGATACAACACGGGCAAACCTTTGTCTTGCACACGAATCCAAGTACCCTCAGGATCCCACTCATCTTTTCGATCAGTATAGAGACCCCATCGGCGACCCAGACCGAAAGGAGCTTGAATGTAACGAGCAATGGGTTGACCTTCAACAGTTGAAGCCATCATAACGAACTTGTCACTGGGCACATAGTACCGTTGCATCGTGACGTAGTCCTCTCCGGCAACATAACTGTAGGTGAAGGGGTATTCGATCTGAACCTGATTGGTGAATTTATTGACCGAAATGATGTAACGTGACTCGTAAGTATCGGGGGCACTTCTGTCCCAGATGGTGAGTTTTTCGTAGGCATCAAAATCAGACGCATCGTTCACTTGGATCCAGGTTGTAGACCCGCCGGTAACACCACCGGTAAGTTCGGCTTTGACCTCATACATCTCATCGTAAATAACGAAATTCGGAATATCCAGCAACGTTCCGAGAACTTTCGCGTTGACGAGAGCGAGGTTGTTGACACCTGCGCTTGCCATGAGCGAACCGTTGCCAAAAGCATTGGTCTGCAAAAGACTTCGAATTGAACTGTCTTTACCGATCATGTCAAGAACCGCGCTGTTACAAATCGCGGTATCGACGACGCCGCCGTTTGCTTCGGCTATTTTACGCTTACCGTCTTTGATGTCACCGAGAATGTCCTTGCTCCCACCATCGGTCCAGTAGTACGAGGACGTCAGCGACACCCGATGATCCGAAGGTATACCGTATTCAAGATCGACGGTGTAGCCACCTTTGACCTGATAGCTGAACCCGTTGTTCAAAAGCATATTGGAGAACATCCACTCTTTTCTCCGATTTGCCCTGTTGACGAGATCAGCCAAGTTGTCCGCAAGAGTGTCCAATGCGGTTTGATGTGTGGCGTCAGTACCCGGCTTGCGAAGATTGTTCAAAAATTCCTCATCAAAATACCGCTTTTCTTTCCAGTAAGCGGCAGTCGCTTGATGTTGAGCAATCCCATGCGGCGCCGATACCGGTGCAGGTGCACCGGGCGGTACAAACGGAACCATTCCCCGACCACCTCTCTGAGACTCCCACTTGATCGTGTCGCTCTCAGCATTTCGTGTGCCGGAAAAAAGGTTCGAAAATAACAGATTGGGAGCTGCCTTGAACTTCGTAATGAAGTCCTGCAGAACTTCCAACCTTAGAATGGGTATTTCACTTGCTCCACGGGGCATACTGTTTCACCTCCCTTCTAAATGGATTTTACTTCATATACATGTATTGACCGAAAGAAGCGGCACTCAAATCAGTCTTTGCCGCACTATCGATGTTTGTCAAAAGACCCTCGTACAAGACCGCATTACCGAGGATCAGGGTTGCCACAGCACCTTTCGCGTGTTCACCGGTGCCGGTATCGACCGACTTTTCCAAAATACCAACGCAGTCGGAATAACCGTTGCTGTTGTCACCAGCCTCGACGCAAACATACGCATACCGAGCCGTGGTAAAAGCAGTTCCACCAATAGCCGTGGTAAACGTGATTTTTGCCCGATGCAGTTCAGTCGTCCGATCGATGGCTGTGATCGCTCCTTTGTTCTCTGCGGACGTCGTATTGTCGTTGATGATAAGATCGTCGCCCACCTTGAACTTGTAGCTGTCATCCATCGCGACATAGACAAAACTGTCGGTCGTGCCGGAATTTGCAACGAGATACGCTCTACCGGGATGATTCTCAGCGCCGGTAAAAGACGTGGGGTTGTACGGAACGAGTTGATCGCGTCCACCAGTAACAGCGGCAGATTTATTAAGCGCGAGAGCAGTTCCCAACTTCAAGACACCGTAACCGGATTGCAGGGTGACGGGAACTTTAAGGGCTGCCATGGGTTCGCTGTAATAAAGAGTGCGATAATCGTCCTGTGCTCCTCTGATAATTGAAGGAATATCAGGCATACTTTTTCACCTCCCTTCTAAATGGGGTATGTTAAGCAGTTACTTTTTGACCTGCACGGGACAGCAGATCGTCTGTGAACTTTTTGTTTTGTTCTGCATCAGCCGCGTTTGTCGATTCACCGTCAGACTTGCGACCGACCGAACCAACACCTGTGACAGACTGTTGAGCCAAACGAGCTTCCCAATCCTTCACCTCATCGTCAACGGCTTTGCTGAACGCCTCGACATCAAGAACGTCATCCTTGACGAACTTCTTGAAAGAGACCATGCGCTTCACCTTGTCCCACATGTGATCGGCAACGTCGGACTCAGACAGCTTCGAAGACCAAATACGATCAGCGGTAGCCTCTCTCTCGCGTTCCTCACGCAGAGCGTCTTTCTTTTCGAGATCGGCAAGGCGTTTGTCGCTGTCGCCGAGTTTCTTTTCGAGATCAGACTTTTCCGCGGTGAGTTTCTCCCTCTCCTTAGCGAACGCCGCTTCGAGTTCAGCCTTCACCTCATTCGCAAACTGCGCGAACAGATCGGGATACTTTGCTTTCAGTTCTTCCAAATTCATGTTTTCACCTCCTTTCTCAGTGTGATTGCCCTCTGTTTCTGCGACCATAGTATCCTCAAACTGGTTCGCATTTTCTATATATTCAACGTCTTCGGTCACTTCCCTCGAAAACGCAGAGGACTTCGTTGTCGAATCCCAACCGAAGACGCAAACAGACGCCTCTTTGAACTCACTTTTCCTCCATACCGTACCTGGGCCTTTAAAAGTGAACCCATTAACATCTGTCGTTTCGTTCTCCAAGAGGCGTTGTATTTCGGTAGGCTTAGCATAAATGCTTGCCTGATAAGGAAAACCGTCAGAAGACAGTTTGACAAACTCTTTCGCGGTCTCGGTATCGACCAGTTTCGTCTTCTCAGGAATCAATTCGAGTTTGTTTTCGGAGATGTCGGGTTTGCCGTCATGAAAACCGATCTTCCTGTCGGTGTTGTGATTCTCAAGAATGGGGAATTTGCCCGAAGCGAACTTCATTCCAGAAAGATCGATAGCCAAGTCTCCCCAATACCAATGACCCTTGATGACTTTCCCATTATAAGCTGTCATCTGGATCTTAGGAATCTTGCTCTCATCGGTAACGGCAAATGCGTGAAAGCCTTCCTCTACAAAGCGCAACGCGCCTTTGGGAACTTTTTGAGTCGTCACATCTCCTTTCATGCTCATCTCCTCGCTGAATTTCGAGTTTGCAATACGAATTGCCTTTCCTTCACAATCTTTCCCACCCTTCGATTGGCAATCCTTAAGAACACCGTTAGCGATACTGACCCATTTTTTCTTTTGTGCTGGAGTCAGTCCTTTCTTGAAATCATCAACGTCCCCGACTGTCCATGGCATTTTCGCCCCCTTACTCGGTCGTGCGTTTTACGAGTTTTTTCTTGGGTGCAGTAATCTTACCAGGCTCGCCTTCAGTCGTTTCCTGAACTTTCTCGGCATCTACACCGGCAGAATAAACGAGTTCGGGATATCTGCTGTCTTCTGTCGCTTTCTGCAAACGAAGACGACCGTAACCACCAAACCCCATCCGCCTTGCGACTTCGCTACTGGGAATACCGATCTGCTCACTCACAGGACCATGCTTCGTACCGAGCAGCCCCTTTGCTCTGGCTTCGTAATCAATTACCTCAGATGTCGGAAAAGAAATATCGACCAGATGTTCGGGCGATTTTTGAAGCGTCTCGAACTTCGGCTCGCCGTTCTCATCAAAACTCGTCGCTTCCCGAACTTTGAATTTTGTTGGAAATCTTACTACCTTGCTTCGGAGAAAGAAAATCGTTGACCAGAACTCGTACTTCAAAAACCTCTCAAAATAAGCGATCTCGTCACTCATTCGATCGGAATAAGGACCACGTGACGCTTTGACACTCGCATACGGCGCTCTCGACGCACCGGTACTGATGTCTTCGGGCTCATTGAGACCCGCAGTAATGAGGCTCAAAATGTCGGTGTCTTCTTCGCTGATCTTCGACAACTGCGGGTAAGTGGCGGAGAGAGTGCAGCCCGGGGGAAGAACGAGCGTACTACCGGGAGTCTTCTTTGCCATGATACCGGTCTTCGCTCTTTCTTCGTCTGACAGAGAAAGCCAGAGCTTGAACGTTCTCGGGTCTTCGATCTGTACTGTCCAGACATAAGCCCCTGCGGACTTCTTATGATCGATCTCGTACTTTTTCAGGTTTTCGTAATGATTCAACCACTCAAGGGTTGTTCTCAAATACCCTATCGCCCGACGCGTCATGTACCCTTTTTCCCAGTAGCACATGAAGCGGTAATAACCCCCGAAGTCTTGAAATACTTTCTTGCGGGACTTGCTGTTTTCTTGATAACTTGCCTTGAAGTCCAAATGTTTTTTGACATCGTTGACAAATTGAGGATATCTCGCAACGTAGATACTTGGGATTTGTTCGTGTTCCTTTAAATTGGTCGAGTTGAGACGATTCGTGCGGACGTTGAAAAATAAGGGCATCAACGCTTTTGTGGGATGAAAAATGATACCCGTACCGTCATCCCCACCAGAATCTACGGTCGTCGGATCAACGAAGTCAACCTCAACAAAACCATTCTCGTGAAGCGTAAAGAGCAAAAAGAGTTCACCCTCTATTTCGGCACGAGCGGCATACTTGGGCCATAAAGCGTAGAGTCGATTCCTCCAATCAAAGGTGATCTCATCGAGGACTTCTTGGATCTGACGGATCTCCGATGACGCGCCAAAACCGTTTCCGCACATTCTTCCAGCAAGACCTCGAATCGCTGTATTGACTTGGGGGTTTCGCTGAAATTTGTCCCAGCATTGGTCTTGAAGTGATCTTCGTGCGAGAGCGCCGTCTTCTTTTCCATCAGAGGTGGTAGGGAAACCATCGGGGTCTTTTCGCTCGCTTGTGCCCTCATCGAATTGCCAAGGAACAGAAAAAGTCATGTTGGACATGACTTCATCTGGGATATTCATCACATACTCAGCGATCTCTTGCTGATTCAATGTGTCCTCCATCGCTGGATGTGATTGTCCCGAAGTGGGAACCCGCTGAAACCACTTCGGGACAATCTATGGTCGACGCTGGCATGGGCGTCGAGGAATAAAGGAGGTTAATCGATGGACTCAAGCATGAGCCAACGACTAATAATAACAAAGGCTTCTGCCCATTTGTCAAGTACTTTTTTTCGCTTAAAATCAATATTTGGCAACTAAATCACGTCCGGGCGCGAAAAAGCCAAATCCAGCAGAAGAACGCCTGATACGAAAATCGTTAAACCCTAATTCTCGACCACCGTAGAGACCCCATCCGATTGAGTACACCGAGTCGTCCTGAATACCTCCCCTTTCAAACTTCTCCCTGCTACCAAACATGTAAGACGATGACGTTGGGTCTGAGGATTTAGTCCAATGATCGAAAGCACCCATTTCTTCCCGTAGCACGTCTTCCGTTTTTGAACCTTGCACTGGGACGTGCGGAGCTTTAAATCTTCCCTCTTTACAACAGACGAAGAACTCCTTGAAGGCTGCTTTTTGCCTGTCGTAGTTCGGATAGATCGCTTCGAATTTGATAGCTCGTTCTTCACACCATCCCCCTATATCCCAAGCACCCCAACGTTCAGAGCAAATCACATCGATCCCGTCATACTCAATATCCACGAGATCAAGGGTCTCTTTAACGGAGTTTACCGCATGGTTCTCAATGTTCGCAAGATACAGCAACACATAAAAATACTTAGGAGCTGCCTCTGATAGACGTGCTGTTATTGGATTTGACTTGCTTCCCACCATACCTTTCGCGATCACGCTTACCATGGTTCGCGCTTGACCTCTTGTCGCGAGCGGATCACCGAAGTCAAGCCCGACCAAAATAGACCAGTCGGTGTCGAACATCGTTGAGAGTGCCATGAGCATGTCGAATGTCGCAGGATAATTGCTCATCGCGTCGATATGACATAGCTCGTCGATGTACTTGAATCGCGCATCGATTGACTGTATCTGGTCGAAGAGGAAGTCCGTATCGAAACCTTTTTCGTTGTTGCTGTCTACGCTATTCAGAATATCGAGACGACGCTGGCAGGCTTCCTGAATCTCCGCATTGTTCAACGTCTGATCGTCAATCGCATAAATCCTAATTGCGGCGATCATCGCGTCGGTGAATATCTGAGTTCGACCAGCTTCCCAGACATTCAAAAAGTACCGCTCATACTCGCCGAAGGGAAACTTTGCCTTGTAATCTGCGAGTTGTTCCTTCGTCATGTGGGGGTTCATGTAATCGTCAGGATCGCCCGTCTTGCTGCACCGGTAGTCGAAATACACGGTCGTGGTCTGCTTCGTCACCGCGTTCTCGTAAAGCTGATACAGAACGTGGGTCTTGTCGCTCACCGTCGAATCGATCACACCCAACGCGTTGGGCATATTACGGATACTACCGTCGAGCTGGACGAAGAACTTGGGCTTCTTCATGTCAAAAATTTCGCTGAACGTGTAGCCCGTAATGTTCGAGACGATACCCGAAAACGACGAGATCGAACGGATCAGGCTCTTTACCTGTCCGTCGATACCCTTTAACCTGATCTCCTTTTCCTGAATATTTCTTTTCCCAACAGCCTTAATCAGGTTGGGCGAATTGAGAATGATGTCGCGCATGATGTCGTAGTGGACGAACTTAACCTGATCTTTCGAGTTCGCTCCTAACATTATCTGCTGTCGAGGAAAGTTAAAGAACTTCCACAACTGGATCAAACACGCGATCAGCGATTTTCCCTCACCTCGCTGCCAGCAGAAGACGATCAATCGATGGATGAAACTGCCGTTGTGCATCTTCAACGCTCTACGGCAAATGTTCTGCTGTCTGCGCCACATCGACGCGTAGCTTTTCTGCGTCTGAACGTGCACCTCTTCAGGAAGATTGCTCATCAATGTCCAAACGACTGTCAAAGAACCCGGAGGGTAAATCGGCACATAAACATTGTCGTTGCACCACTGAATAAAACCCTCACCACCATCCCGATAACTCGTGGGCTCGTACTCGCGCTCATCTATCCAATCATCGAGGCTCGTACTGACAAGCAGACCGCTTGTGCGCTTAACGAGTGGCATCTCGCCTCACAATCTTCAACTTGCGTTGTTCCTTTAAAGCGTCGCGTTCCATCTGCTCGTAATAGGTCGGGTTCGCACTCATCGGTATATCGGGCGCATTTGGGATTATTCGATTCGCTGTCATTCCAAGCTCTTTCCAAACTGCATCGATGCTCCTAATAACTTCCCGAATTTCCTTAAATACGCCATTAATCTTCGTCGTACCGTTCTTTGCGAACTCCGCCACCCCTTGAGACGTAATCGCCATTTCCGAAATCTTGAATCGAACGAGTTGCTTATACAAAGGGATAAGGTGCATACCGACGCGAAACAGATCAGCTTCCGATAAGTCTTTCCCAAAATTATACAGAATCATCGCTTCGACCTGCTTCAAGTACTTCATCATCACGGTGCACTTGGGTCTGTCGTAATCAGGATCCACTACACGGTAGATACACGCATGAGCGGCGACACAGTTCATCCCCTCACACTCCTGAACAGCAGTCCAAACAGCAAATCTATCTTGCTTGAAGTTTCGCTGATTGACCTTCATCGTTCCATATTCACGAAGCTCAGGAATACTCAGCTTCAAATACTTGCTCGACGCGTTAAACTTTTTCATAATGACCTCTCTCCCAAGATTCCGTTAACGTTCCCCACTATATTTGCTTACAGGAGTTCTTGTCAAGCAAAAGTTGGGTTTCTACCTCATCGCCTTGATACGGAAGTTATTAGGAATGGGTTGACCGGTAACAGGGTCGTACAGATACACCTCGCTCTTGTCGCTCTCGCCGTTCCCGTTATATGCGGTCACCGCAAAGTACTTAGGAAGCTGTGTCACGTCAACATCGATCAGCTTCGACAGCACCATTTGACCCCCGATGACGATATTATCTATCCAACCAGACTGTTCCTTTAATATGATTTCGAGCTTGTTGATATTCAGCGCCTTAGCATCGCGTCCAGACACTTCGGTCGTAGCCTGAGTCTTCTGATTATAAACCGTCGCACCGTAATAACCGTCAGACCCCGATTTCCACGTCATTCTCAACCAATATCCGCTACAGGTATTATTCTGACCCTCAACAATATTGCACTCGTCGAAACGCGGTAACGGAAAAGCACCGTTAGGATCAACTCCCCCATAATCCCCTCCGTAACACTTCCTAAAATTCGAATACCGAGTTCCACTCAAAGAACCAAATCTCAACTCGTAATACGAACCAAAGCCGGTAAGTGCATATTCCGCTTCATCCTTGTTATAGACATAGAGTTGAGCCTGATCACCGAGACCCTTCTCAGGCCAGAACCAGAACGACATCGTATTATCCGTCCCTGCGGGGAGCTCAAAGACCACCATAAAGTCCGAACCCTCAAACTTCATATTCTTCGTTTCCGACACCCACTCCCAACTCCCCCGCGTTACATTATACTTCGAACCCGGATCGCTATCGAACGTCTCATTCAACAATACCGGCTTCTCGCTTAATATTTCAACGGCAGCGGTCGGTATCTCCGCAATCCTAACCATACTTCCTTCAGTATCCCCATAGTAAACCCGAAAGCCATCCGTAAACTCAAGGTACGTTCTGTTATAATCCCAAGCAAGAGTCAGTTCCTTAGCTTGGCAGACCGTCACCATCCAAATAAGAACTATCAGTCCCATTCCCACCTTTTTTCTCATCTCCACTCACCCTTTTCTTTGCTGAGTAATAAGACGTTACGCTGATTTTCAGAAACTCGACAGCCTTACTCGTCGTCCCGAGCTTCCGCTTTAAGAATTCCACGTACCGCACCTTCATCAAATCCGAGATCGTATTCCAATCAAACTGCTGTTCATACGCGAAATCGACCAGCTCCTCTATAGGATCAATATCTTCCTCATCCTCTACCTTGACTTCCTCTTTAACCTCCTCTTCCTCTTTGACTTCCTTCGCAACAACATCAATTACCTCCGGTGGTCTCTTTAACTCAATCTGCGTTAACCGATGATTGAGGTTATTTAATTGCCTATCCGCATCCAGCAAAGGACTATACTTCATCTCCAGCTTATCC